CACCCTTGGGTAAGTATCAAATTTATTTTGGTGATGATGTTATAAGCAAAGCCCTTTCTGCTGGTAATATTATTACACTTCAGTATCTAGCTGTTAGTGGTGCTACTGTAAACGTATCTGGTTCTATCACTCAGTCATTTGCAGCTGCTGGTACTATTGGCGGCTCCAGTGATATATCTATTACGGTTAACAGCAATTCAACCGGCGGGGCTGATGAAGAAACTATTACCTCAATTAAATTTAATGCACCGAAATTTAATGCTGCTAAAAATCGCTTAATTACAACGGATGATTATGAGTCTTATATTAAAGCTCAAGTAACTGAGGCAGAGTCTGTAATTGTGTGGGGGGGCGAGACTAATGATCCCCCTTTCTATGGCAAGGTATTAATATCGCTTAAACCGTTCAGTGGCTATGTTATCTCGTCTACACTGAAGGAAAATTTAAGAGACGTTATCTTAGCTAATAAAGCTGTTATATCGGTAACCCCAGAATTTATTGACCCTATCTATTTGTATTTAAATGTCATAGTAAGTGTTAATTTTAATCCTAACCTCACATCATATACTTCCGAACAAATTAAGACTTTAGTAACAAACGGTATTACTACTTTTATGAATAGTACTGTTACACAATTCAATAAGAGTTTTTATTCTTCTCAGCTAACTAAATATCTAATGAACTTAGATAGCTCAATACTTAGTATAACTACCGAATTAAATATTCAAAGAAGATTTACCCCGGTTATTAATGATACTAACTTTTATACTGATAGTAATACAATTAAGTTCTTCAATAGGCTACACCCGGGGGAAATTCGATCAACCAGATTCTTTATTAATTTAAACGGAACTCAAACATCAGTTTATATTAGAGATAAAGCAAATGATAATCCGCCTAATTATGAAGGTACAGGTACATTACAATTACTTAATGCATTTACGGATGCTATTGTTAATCCTAGTATTGGTTCCGTAAACTATCTTACAGGGGAAGTATCTATTGACGGTATAACTCCAACCGGGTTTAACGTTGGACAAACAGAAATACAGCTAACTTCATCTTTACAAGAAGTAGCTTACAACATTACCGCTGTAAGAAATCAAATTATTTTATTGGATGATAGTTCTTTATTTACTTTAGCAAATAGAGAGGCTGGAGTAACTGTCACCGCTACTGCAGTTATTGAGTAATGGCTAGTACTCGTATTAAAGAAAAATTATCGACGCTGGTTCCAAGCCAGCTCCCGGAATTTGTTCGTTCAGATTATTCTACGTTTGTTTCGTTTTTAGAAGCATACTATGAATTCCTAGAGCAAGATCAATCCTCACAAGAGCTTATTCAGAATGCATTGCAATATTCCGATATTGATAAAACTGCTCCTTCTTTTGTACAGTATTTTCTAAAGAACTATGCTACTTCTATCAGCCCTTCTTTATTAGCAAATAAATCATTATTAATTAAAAAAATAAATGACCTTTATACATCAAAGGGTAGTGAGATATCATTTAAATTATTATTTAGTATATTATACAATACAAAGGTAGAACTTAATTACCCGTATGAGTACGTCTTAAGAGCATCAGATGGTATCTGGGAACAGAGGGTATCCATTAGGGTAACACTTATTGATGGTAGTGCAGAAGATATTCTTAACCGAAATTTATTTTTAGAAAAAAATAACAGAGTTTATAGTACTAATATTATTAGACTTAAAGACCTGGGTAATGATCTTTACGAGTTATTTTTAGATAGTAATACACTTGGAGACTATGCTGTAGGGGATAGAGTTTCAGTAAGTGATGACGAAGGTATTATATTTGTAGGTACTGTTAGACCAACTACTACCAATTACAGTATTATTACAGCTGGTAAGAATTTTAAAGTTGGTCAAATCTTTACTGTTAACGTTGCAGGTGCAGTTGAAACAATTATACAAGTCACAGAAGTTGATGAAGACGGTGGTATTACTAAAATTAAATTTATTAACTATGGCTATGGTTTTAGTGTAAACGTTACGGCAAACTTTAATGCAGCCCTACCAGTAGCTACCACCGTCCAGGCCAAAGTTTCACGTACTCTAGGTTTTAAAGAAAATATTATAATTTTTAAAAACTATAACGTATCTGATGCTAATAGATATTTTGATACTGATTATACTGTTGCCTCACAGCTGTATACCGGTAATCTAGCAGTAAATGTATCTACTACAGTTAGCAGTAGCGAAGGTTCATCATCCGGAGAACAATCAGATGATAAGATAGCTTCTATTATTTTTACATTAGGCGCCGTTGGTAGATACCCTGGCTTCTATACTTCTAATAAGGGCTTCTTATCGGAGTCAGATGTTAAAATGCAAGATAGTTTACTGTATCAGCCGTTTGCTTATCAAACAATTACGGATTTAGATATTGAACAATTCTATAATGCAGTAAAATTCCTAATACACCCCGCTGGTCAAGAACTCTATAACAACCGAACTATTACCAACGAGGTAAATGTTCAATCTAATGTCAGTGTTGTATATTCAGTTACAGTACCATGATTTTTGATATAAATATACAGGGAAAAAGCCAAAGGGAAATAAATGTTAAGTACAGTTTTTGTTGTTGGTAATGTCGATATTAAACAATATAATGATACCGGTAACTTAAAAGATAAAAGAGAAATTAGAAATACCGTTACCGCTGTTGGTAAGGATGTAATTTCTGCACGGCTTGTTGGTAATACTTTAGCTATTATGAGTCATATGGCTGCTGGTAACTCTAATACAGCTGCTACAGTTACACAGACCGCTCTTGGTAATGAATTGGGTAGGGTTACATTTGATTCAGTTGCTAGAGTTACAAATACCATATCATATATTGCTACCTTCCCCGCTGGAACTGCTACAGGTAATGTATCGGAGGCAGGTATTTTTAACAGCACATCTGGTGGAAACATGCTTTGCAGGACAAGTTTTACACCCCTAACAAAAGCTTCAGGTGATACCATTGTTATTACCTGGAACGTAACGATACAATAATCATGTCATTTATACTGAAAGATTCATTTCACCATTCTGTAGCTGAAACATTCTATAACGATATACTTTCTCGTAGAGGAAGTTATTATTATTTTATTGGTAGACCAATTGCCTGGGGTAACGAGGGTTCCCCAGATGCTCCTACAGCGACCCGGGAATATGAATACAATACACGTAATGATGTTATTGGTTTAAAAAGAATATCTGCAAGTGATGTAGCATTGGTTGCTCGAAGAATCGACTGGGTTAACGGTACAGTCTACGATCAATTTGATGGAGATTATAATACAGCTTTTCCATCTGACACTGGTGCAACAGATATTAAAGATGCTGACTTCTACGTCTTAACATCTTCTTTTAATGTTTATAAATGTATTTTTAATAATAACGGTGGTGCGTCTTCAGTTCAACCGTCTGGTACAGATATTGTACCTGTAACGTACGGTGATGGTTATGTTTGGAAGTATCTTTACAGTATCCCTCTAGCATTAAGAAATCGTTTTCTTACATCTAATCATATGCCGGTTGTCCGGGCAATAACTAATGAATTCTATTCAAATGGGTCTATCTCTTCGATAGTTATTGATAGCGGTGGCTCGAACTATACTAACGCTAATACCAGAATTACGGTAACAGGGGACGGGGTAAGTGCTAATCTATCGCCTTTTGTAAATGGTGCTGGTCAACTTCAAGATATTATTATATTAAATGCTGGTTCTGGTTATACATATGCTGATATTGCAATTACTACAATTGCAGGTTCAGGGGCCGGTGCAAATGCTTATGCAAACTTCTCTACTGGGGATATAAACACTCAGCAAGCTTTTGTTGAGTTATCTGCAATTGATGGTGCCTTGTATGGTTTTCGAGTTAATAATGCTGGTAATAATTATACAACTGCTAGTATTACCGTTGAAGGTGACGGTAGCAACTTTATTGGTAATGTATCTTTAAACGCTAACACCAATACAATTAGTAAGGTAACGGTTACAAACCCCGGTTCAGGTTATACGTTTGCAAACGTAGCAATTTCTGGTAATGGGTCTAATGCTAATTTAACTGCTATTATTTCCCCGCCCGGGGGCCATGGGTTTAATCCAATTCGTGAACTTAACGCAGATACTATTATGCTTTACTCTACTATTAACAATGAGAGAAATCAAGGGGTAACAATTAATAACGATTTTAGACAGACCGGTATTTTAAAAGATATAACTAACTATTCAAACGATTTGAAATATGCTAACACCCAAGGATCAGCTTGCTTCCTAGTTACGGTAGGCTCCGTTGGATCACTAGCACGGGATGGGGTTCTCTCTTTACAGACCGGTAATATATATAGAAATTTTGAAATTGTAGAAGTTGTTAGTTCAACCAATCAATTACTTCTAGCTAATAAACACAACTACACTCTGGCTGCTGATATTACTTTAACCGATCGTCTTACCAACATTACGTATACAATTGTATCTATAGATAAAACACCTACTATAAATAAATTCAGTGGTGAATTATTGTTTATAGATAACCGCGCCTCTGTAAGCTATAGCGACCAGCAACTGGTAACGTTAAGAACTATAATTAAGTTATAACAAATGAAAATTTACTCAACAAATCCGTATTATGATGATTTTGATGAAACAAAAAAGTTTTATCGTATTCTTTTCAGACCTGGTCGTGCGGTTCAGGCTCGTGAATTAACTCAATTACAAACCCTTCTTCAAGGTCAAATTGAGCGTTTCGGTAAGAATATTTTTAAAGAAGGTTCTATTGTTATTCCTGGTGA